GGGCAATGTACGCGAGTATTGGTGCCTCATTCGGTATCCGTGGCTTAAAAGGATTTAAAAAATGAACAAAGATAGATTACGCGAAGAGATCGCGGAAGACGAAGGATGCAAATACGAAATTTATTTAGATCATCTAAATTTACCAACGTGTGGCATTGGTCACCTCATCCTTGAGTCTGACGAAGAAAACGGGAAACCCGTGGGTACGGTTGTTGAACAAGAGCGGGTTCGCAAGTTATTCGCGCTTGATATGGCGGTAACGATTGACGAGTGCAAAGTTCTTTACGAGGACTTTGACGACCTGCCTGAAGAGGCGCAACACATAATTTGCAATATGATGTTTAATATGGGCAGACCGCGTCTTTCCAAATTCAAGGGTATGAAGGCTGGCGTTGATGCTAGGGACTGGAACGCCGCAGCCGATGAGATGGTAGATTCCAGATGGTACACGCAAGTCCCCAACCGAGCTAGGCGTTTGGTAGACCGGATGAGGGCGTTAGCCGAAGACTAGACCACACACAAAGCTGGTGCACCAAAGGATGATGAGGATGTCTCTTGTCATCCTACCTCACCCCAGTTGTCCCCCAACTCCTGATCTACCTTGCTTGGCACTTTCAGTTCTAGGCTGGTTTCCATTATCTCGGTGATTCTTGATGCTTGCTCCTTGGACTCGACATTGAAGCACAGTTCGTCATGTACCGTAAGCAACGGAACCAGTCCTTCCTTGTAGCATTCAACCATCGCCTGTTTGGTTTGATCCGCAGCAGAACCTTGAATTAGCCTGTTCAAAGCCTTATAAGTAAATGCGCGGCGGAGATGCATGCCATATTCCTTTTCAGCGGCTTCCCTTGGCATAGGCTTGTTATAGCCGAATGTTCTAGGCTCCCACATATTGAAACGACATAACCTCCCAAGTATGGTTCGGATCTGACCATGTTTAGCCGCCGCGCCCGAAACCCTGTCTGCAAGTCCTTTAACAAACGGTACTTTTTTATGATACTGGTTCAACAGTTCCTTTGCCTCTTCAGGGCTGATGTCCATTGTATGTGATAACTTACCCACACCCATACCGTACATAATCCCCAAGTTTACAGTCTTGGCTTGCTTGCGAGTGATGTTCGCCATGTCCGCTACCATCTGGTGGAAGTCCGCATCACCTTTATGGTACTCCGCTACAACATCATCAATCGCCGGATGACGATCCTCTTCGTTTAAGGATGCACAGTAATGCACCAAGAGCCTTGGCTCCTGACTCGAGTAGTCAAAGCTGCCCCACTTGCAATCATCGTCCGGCACAAACAGACCACGGATCATAGCCTTGATCTCTGGATCTCGCGCTGGGATTTGCTGAAGGTTGGGATTGCTTGACGAAAATCTTCCGGTAACCGTGCCGCCATCGTCAGAGCGAAGCTGATGAAACTCGCAGTGTATACGGCCTTTGTGTGAGAACTTTAGGATGTTATCTACAAACGTATTGCTTGCCTTGTCTAGTTCGCGCAGTCTCAGGATCTTGGCGGCTACCTCGTGTGGATGCGCTTGCAGAAATGCTTTGGTAAAGGATGGCTGTCCATTGCCCTCTGTATTGTTGTAATGCAGATTGTGGTAGTCAAACACCTTGGCAACGCTCTTGGCTACCCACGGTTCAACCTGAACCCCTGTATCACGTTTTATTTCTGCTACTAGTTCTTTCTTCCGTGCAATCAACTTCGTCTTGGTTTGTTCGGCTTGGTCTATGTTTACCTTTACACCCTTCTCACGCATATCAAGCATGACTGGTATCAGTGCCGTTTCCAGATCAAACACCGTCATAAGGCTCTGCACCTCAATCTCGGTCTTGAATCTCTGCCATAGCTTGAGTGTAATCTCCGCGTCCTTCTCGGCATACGCACCCACAAACCGTGAGTTCAACCGCCACATCTCGCCCTTGGGGTCAAAGCCGTGATCGTTGGCGGCGGCACGAAGCGTCCGCTCATCCTTCCTCATGTTGATGTAGTCTCTGCCCAGATTGTTCAAGCTGTAGCTAAATCTGTTCTCGTCAATCAAAGGCGCAGCCACCATGGTGTCGATGATCGTACCTTGGATCTTGACTCCTGCCCACCGCAACCAGCCAGCATCATATGTGGCGTTATGCATGATCTTCGGGATTTTAGGTGTAGCAAGCTGATCTGCCAGCCAAGACATGACCTTCTTTAAGGGGATGTTACCACCACCCTCATGTGCGATTGGGTAGTATCCAATAAAGTCACCAGCCGCAACAGCCACGCCTACGATAAAACCGTCACCTCGTGCCCATCCTGGGCCTAGGGTTGTCAGGTTCGGATCGCTTGTCTCAAGGTCTACGGAGATGTATTCACTGTTGCGGAGATCAGGAAAGACCTCTGGAGGTAGCCAGTCCTTTTCTATAACGTCTAAGTCCATGCGTTCTAGAAAACTAATTTGGCTTTTTTCTTTAGCCATCAATTTCTCCTGCAAGACTAGCGTAACCAGCAAGGTCAACCCAACTGTCTTGATGTGTAGGTGTAACAATTAATCGCGCCATTTTCAAGGCTGACAGGCAAAGGTAGACCTCAGACACGGTAACCTCACGCTCCAAAATCACAGACCACAACTTTGCCACACGTTCATGGTTTTCGTATGCGTCACCATAATCCTTGGCTCTCGGACCATTGACCAAGTTCTTTGCTTCATCTAATAACTTATCGCGTTTCATATTGTTTTACCTTTTCTTTTAAAACGGCAATCTCGTCTTCATATTTTTGTATCTTTCTTTGACGGCCTGCGGCGGCTTTATGAGAGGCCGAACAATAACGTGCATCGTCCCTAAAAGAATTAAACATGGACCCACACCAATCACATTTATGTACATGAAAATTAGGAGTGACGGTGATTTCAAGCAAGTCGTCTACCGGGACAAAGATAGTGTGTCCCATTATCTTTTCCTGTTTCATATCCCATACCTATATCTTGCTGGTGAATCTACTATATGCAGGTTGTGCCTTGCTCTTGTTATGCCTGTATAAAATACACGGTGCTCATCGTCCTGATCAGGGTTGTTGACCGCTGGGAACGATGACTCGGTTAAAAGCATTATGTTATCATCCTCGCCGCCCTTCATCCGGTGGATAGTGGACAAGGCTATACGAGGCTTCAAAAGATCCTCGCCGCGCCTTCTGATTGCGGCGACATATGTAATATCCTCTCTGGACATGTTCACAACCGTTTCTGGTCGTGTGTCTATCGAGGCCAGCAATCCATGGTGGGCAACAAGTTCTTCGTACCCATACAATCCCTCTGGATCTACTGTGTCAAAAGTCTTCTTGGCTCCACGTTTGAGCAACGCCTTTTCACCCTGCTTGGGCATCAGGTCATACATCTCTCTCAGACTGCCGATACTTACCTGCTTGCCATCTGCCAGCAAACTCCATGTATCCATGCCCTGTAGATATGCTGGGTTTAAACTTGGTCTGCCAAACCGCTCAAACAGATAACCGTCATCACGCAACTGGTTGTGAATAAAGTTCAAGGATCTGTTGGTTCTAGCCATAATAGTCCACGAACCTTCATCAATATTCACATCATACCAATTCATGTGAAAATCTACCAAGCCATCTTCATCTCTGGGCTTCCAGTCCTTGTGCTGCCTGTACCCTATTCGATTTACCACCTTGTTAGCTAAATGATACACGGCTCTTGGTACACGGTAACTCTGGTTTAAAATCTGCTTGTTCTTGGAGGCATTCATAAAACTGCTAATGTCCACACCGTTCCAACGGTGGATGCACTGATCGTCATCGCCTGCATACCAGACTCGGCTGGCATTCTCTTTCAATAAAAGAACCTGCTTCCATTGTAGGGGCGTAAGATCCTGCGCTTCGTCCACGATCAGAACATCAAGCGTGGGGGCTGTCCCCTGATCCACGAACATCTGAACCATGTCGGTGTAGTCAACCTTGTTAAGGTCGCTCTTATATATGGCATACACTTCGTTCACACGTTTGAGCATTGACCAATGCAATGTGTAATCGCCTTTGTCATTGTACTCCTGATCCATTGTAATACAGCGCAGCTTGGCGCGGCTGATTATCTCAAGGTAGCGATTGCCCTCCTTGGCGGACAACGGAACAAGACCTTCTTCCAATGCTTCGGCAGTGCTAGTGTCAAACTGCATGCCCAGAGCCTGACCCAGTTTTCTAAAATCTGCTGGCTGAATCGTGTCGCGCTTATCCATGCCCAACCAGTTGAAGCCAATCGAATGTAGCGTCTTGAACCACGGTACATCTTTTTCTGTAAGACCTAGTTCTTTGCCCACACGATCTCGTGCCTCTTCAATAGACTTACGAGAGAAAGACACAAACCCTATACGATCCGGCGGCGTACCACGGTTCAGTTCGTCACGCACAATGTTAATCATCGTATGTGTCTTGCCGCATCCAGGTGGCCCAAAGATCAAAGTTTCTTCAGGCATCTTCACTCTCACGAGGACGAGAGTCTAGCCACTCTTGAACCTCCATCATGCTCCAGCGCGATACACTGACCTTACCATCAGACTTATGCGCTCCAAAAATAACAGGCTTTGGAAAATGCCCCTCTTTAACCCACCCATAGATTGTAGACCTAGAGACTCCCAGCATCTCTGAAATGTCCCCAACCTTGACATAGGAAGGTAGTTTAGAACGGGATGTCATTAAACTTCTCCTTTGTTGGTAACTCAATTTCATTTACTTCAAACTCTGGCACATGCCATACACGCAGGTTCTTCCACTGGCCTGTATCATCATCCTTCAACTTGTAGATGCTGTTACACTCCTGCCCACCATTTAAGTCCTTCAACCGCTCCTGTATCTGTGGTCTTTTGTATTCGTTGAAACCACGGTTGCGTAGGAACTCCATAAGTCCTTTCAGCGTAAACAAAGTCATGTCGTTTTCTGTCCAAGGCTTACCCATAACCATTTCTTCGGGTGACCGTGCCCTGATTCGACTGGTACAAAATATCTCAAGCAGTTCCTCAAACTGTCCCTTAAAGGTCAGTTCCTTTGGAACCTCGATAGCTGTTGCATTCTGTAGCATGTTGTTAACCACAATCTGCCAGTCTGATGCTTTGAGGAGTGGT